CATCTCGTCGGAGAGCTTGATGAAACCGGCGATCTTGGAGATGCTCTCGGTAACGGTCGAGTACAGGTAGTGGAGCTGGGGCTTCTTCCCACCTTCCGCAACCGTGGTGAACCCGCCCTCGCGCGCACCCTCCACGAAATAGGTGATGCTCTGGCCCGAGAGCGTGCCGCTGCCACACAGATCCGCAACGACCGGCTGCCGCCGATAGCCTCGCGTGACCGAGGTGTCGATGGTGGTCAGGGCCGGACCATAGGGGCCATCACCGGTCAGTTGGGTATCCCCGGCAGCCTTCCATTCCGGGACCGCGATCGAGGCACCCGGCCGGTTCTTGAACGAGAGCAGTTGCGCGGCCGCATGCTTCACGAAGTGCTCGCCCAGGGTGGCGGACTTCTCCGATGGCTGGGCGTTGTGCTTGCCATCCGATCCGATGGACATCAGTTCGCGGAATACGGAGTCGGAAACGGCCGCCGCGCGCTCCTGATCATCGAGTGACTTGGCCCTGGCCACGTTCTCGTTGATCTGATTCAGTTCGGCGGTGGTGAGGGCGCGCCCATCACTCTTCGCCCGTTCGGCGATGGCGCGGGCCTCCTTGACGAGGCCATCACGCTGTTCCAGCAGGGTAGGCATTACCTAGATCCTTCCAATTCGATGATTGACAATCCGGCGAGAACCTCAGCCTCCGACAGGGTTTCGGGTTCCTTGGACGTGGCCCCGCTGGGCTCCTTGTCCGTGACCTTCGTTCCGGCGGATGACTTCTCGTCGTCGCTGCCTCCGGCAGCATCCAATACGGCAGCCAGTGCCTCGTCCGCCGACTTCAGAGCGGACCGGGCATCCTTGATTGTCTTCACATTTTTCTCGCTCAACACCCGGCCGGCCTTGCCGAGGATCCCACCGAAGTCATAGGCGATGCCTCGCGGTCCCTTCACCCCGATGAGTTCGGTGGCAGGATTCGCGCCGACCGGCGTGGGCCCGACCTCGTACAGGTCGAGATCGGTGAGTTCCATGACGTTATCGCCCTCCTGCATACCGCCGGCAGGGACGTTGAACGAGAACGAGAACTGGGTGACCCGACGCTGCCTCAGGAGGTTGTGAGTGGCAACCGCTTTCGCGTTGTCGAGGTCGAGTTGTGCCTTCACATAGAGGCCCTCGTCCGTCTCCTTGGCCTCCAGCACATGGCCGATATTGAAGTCGGGGTCGTCCAACCGATGCGACCAATAGACCGGAATCGGGTCGCCCGAGTCCTCCCACTCGGCCAGCGTTCGCGAGAACGCACCCGGCATAACCACTTCACCGTAGGAGTCCTTGACGCCGAACACGGATACCAGCGCCTCGAACTGACCGGCCGCACCAGCCGAGGTCTCCTCGCCGGTATCCGGATCCTCAGACCCATCGTCCTTGCCCCGGAGTTTGATCCGGGCCGGAAAAGTCTTACTGCGCATGGCCCCTCCTAGGGCTAGTGATGGTTGGCGATGACGAGATCACACTTGCACCCGGAGGTTTCGTCCGGTCCCAGGTTGGCGTCCCCAGGCCAGTCGGCGCCGTTGCTGAACTTCGAGTCGATATCGACCGTCTCGTTGTTCATGCGCGGGTGCCGGCTGTCCTTGGAGTTGACCTTCCACGTCTTGGTGGCCTTGCCGCCGACCTGGCGTTCGGATTGCTTGCCCGCCTCGCACATCGCGATACCGGCCATAACCGTTGTGAGACTGATCGACTGGAGATCCGCCCTGGACGACTTGGCCGTATCGAATACGTCGCGCGGTATCGGCGCACCCTCTTCGCCGGCGCGATTCAGGCAATCGGTAATTTGTTCCTTGGTCGTTTCGTTGATCTGCTCGGCGCGATACCGGATCACGTCGGTCAGGTAATCGATCACCGATTCCATGTCGAACGGATCCGGCATGTCGAGCTGGCCGAGGACGCGGGTCCCGAGTTGATCGACGACGCCGGCCGATACCTTCATCAGGTCATCGGTCAACTCCCGATTCCAGCGATCGGCATTCCACCAGGGCTCATCGGACTTGTTGTTCAGCGCGGTGAGGACGACCTCGGACTGATGCTGGTAGAACCCGGCCAGCGTCCGCCTCGTGGCCTCGATCTGCCGATCGGTTGCCCGATACTTCGACATGACGGCCGTTGAGACGCGCTCTGCCGGCCGATCGACCATGGTCCGGGGTGATCCCTCCAGCCGGATCGGCGGAGGCGCCGATAGCGGCGTCTGCGGTGATGGCTGGCCACCCTCCGTGACGTTCATCGGCACGATCAGCTCATCGCCGCCCTCGATCGGCGGAAGGTTCTGCCGCGCACGGTATTCGTTCCTGGTCATGTACGGCCCGCCGACCGCCATCGAGGCGACCTGCGCCTGTTCCTCGAACGATCCCTGAAGTTTCTCGTTGATATTGAACTCGACGTATTCATCCGCCGGTTCGCCGATCATCGGGAGGAGGAAGTTATTCATCCGCCCCTCCAGCATGGCCAGCCATGGACCGAGGGTGTCGCCGTAGAGCATCCGCCGGAATTCCCGGACGTTGCTGTAATTCGCATTGTCCAGCAATCCGAGCATTGTCGGATTCACATGGTAGACGGACGCAACGGTTGTCAGGGCCAACTTGCTGGCCTCGACAAACTCATCCTCGACCGCGCTGAATCCGATCCGGGACAGACTCATGCCGTCCTGAAGGATCGGCGTGCCTCCGGCATCCATGCCGTTCCGGCCGGTGTAGCGCTCATTCCACTCGGTCCGGAACCGGGTTTCGGCCGTCTCCGACCACTTCGGCGCATCGACCGGCCGGGTGATCACCGTCCCGACGCGCGCCCCGCGCTCCCACCGCTGGCCTCGATAGACCACTGCGGCAATCTGTTCGGCGAGGATGGCCTTCAGGGTCTCGGTCGGCGCCACGCCGAGGATCAAGGTCTCGGGGTTCCAGCCATGGAAGTAGACGATCTCCTTGGCCGGCACCCGGAGGGTCGACTTGCCGGGCTGGCTGACATACCAGTATTCCGGGGAGATAGCGTCCCCACCATGCGGTTCCGCCACCCAGGCGGACGGCAGCGGATCGATTCGCCAGCCGGTCGGCCGTTTCGAGTCCCGCCGAACCCACCAATAGCCTCGATCCCATAGGGCCAGGTCACAGACCAGCGCATCGAACAATTCATAGCGCGTCATGTAAGGGTTAGGCGAGCGAAGCAGTTGCGCGGCAACCGAATCGCTCGCCTTCGCCCTTTCGTCATCGCCCTGTCGGATGTAAACTCCGAGTCCCAGTTGCGCGATATTCCGGCCCAGGAAACTAATCACCGCGCGGAGGTAGGGCTGAGACCGATACAGGGTACCGGGATCCGCCTGCCGGAGCCAATCAATATCGATCCGGACCTCTTGGCCCATCGAGGTGATCACGACCAGCGGATTCGGATTGATCGTCTCGTAGGCTACCGGCGCGGTCGGGATATTGGCAGGGAGGTTAGGAGTGGACTTGGTTCCAAACCACCAGTCGCGGAAGGCGCCCATGGTCACCCCCAGATTCGGGCTTGCGGATCCTCGTATGCGGAAACCGGTTCGGGTTTGGACATCAGCCAACCGTCGAGAGCGAAGAACCAGGCGGGCATCCCATCGATCCGCTTGCCCGACGCCGACCGATCGGGCTTGACCGGCCGGATCCGATCCGGGTCATCGCGCGGACGCTTCGCCTCGACGTTATCGGCCATCCAGCGGGCGACCGGATTGCCGCCATGGCGGACCTTGCGCGCGTTGAGGAGTCGCATGGCCTCGTTCATCGGCGCGGTCATCTGTGTATAGGTGGTGCCGGACTCGATCATGTCGAGGCCGGTCTCCGCCTCCAACCGCTGCCGGATCGGCTCTCCCGACCACTTGTCATAGACGCATCGGACGATTCCGAAACGCTCCGTATCGGTGGCGATATCGGCCATGACCTGGTCATAGTCGATCGTGTCGCCATCGGTGGTCGAGATCCAGCCGGCCCGGCACCATTCCTCGAATCGGCCATCGGTGGACTCGGACAGCGTCGGCACCACGGACTCCGGGATCCAGAACCGCCAGCGGATCCGGCCGTCCTCGAACTGGAGGCACCAGGCCGTCATGTCCAACTTGCTGGATAGGTCGAGGCCCGCCCAACAACGCTGGCCGAGGAACGTTTCGATCTGCCAGTCGGGGCTGAGGAGGAGATCACCGGTATTGCCATCCCACAGATCCATCTGTATGTATCGGGTGACCTGTTGGACCCGCTGGTTCACCTGGAACTGGCGGAAACCGTTCTCTTTCTCGGCGTTCTCCCTGGCATCGATGGCCTGCCGTCGCATGGCCTCGCGCGACTTGAACGTGTCGAGGGCCGGGTTCGGCCACTTCCAGTTCCGCTCATCGAACGGATCGGTGGATACCGGCAGATCAGGATGGCCGGGGAACAGCCGCCGGAGCCGCTCCAGCGCCTCCGTGGTGGCCGGCAACTTCCGGACGAAGGCGAAGACATGGGGCGCGCGTTCCGGTCGTTCCTGGATCCGTTCAGCCTCCTCGATCATCGAGGCGCCGAACGAGGCGGAGTCATTGGTCTCGGTGGTGGTCGTGTAGAGGAGTTCCTGCGCCCGCGCGCCGACCGCCGTGGTCATGGCCTCCCATAGCGTCCCATTCGGCTGTGCGAGGACCTCATCCAGGTTGAATGCATGCGGATTGTGGCCGAGTTCACCGGCAGCATCGGCGGTCAGGACCTCGTAGATGCTGGCCGTTGATTCGACCACCAATCGGCGGGCATTCCGGAAGAGTTTCACGATTCGGGAGAGTCGCGGGGAGAGTTGCACCATTCGGGCCGCTGGATCAAACACCTTGCCGGCCTGTTTCGTGTCCTTGGCCGCCGAGTAGACCTCCGCTGCCTCCTCGTCATCGGAGATCAACATGTAGAGCTGGATCCCGGCAGCGAGTTCGGACTTGCCGTTCTTCCGGGCGACCACGATATGGCCGATCCGATACCGCCGGACGTACCGATGATATTCGGTCGACCAGATCACCTCGCCGAACAGCGGGCGGACGATCTCGTTCTCCTGCCAGCCGTCCAGGACGAACGCCTTCCGAACATGAACACCCCTGGTATGCACCAGGAGTTCGGCGAAGAACGAGACCACATGATCGGCGCGGGGCACGCAGTAATGGGCGCCTCGCCGCTGGCATGTCGTTCCCCGGAACCGATATCCGCAGGTCGGGCCTTTACGGTCGCGGGGACGCCACCGTTTCTCCGGGTCGAACTTGGAGGCCATGGCGACCTCCGGTCACTTCCACTGGGTGCCATCCCAAACCTTGACCGGCTTGGCCACCCATGCCGAACCGGTCCATATCTTAACCGGTTTCACCACCCATGCCGTGCCAGTCCAAACCTTGACCGCGCTCATGTCGTATCGATCCAGACGTCATTGACCAACGGATTCGGCGGCCCGCTCGTGCCGACTTTGATCCTCGGTCCGGGTACCGGCACCAATGAGATGTTGCTGACCGCCGCCAACGCATCCGATGTCGGCCCATTGTAATTCAGCAGGAACCCGATCTTGATAAACGCCGTGCCCATCGGGAATGCATAGGTCGCCGCGTTCGCAAGCGCCGTGTGAATGCCGCTGTAACGATATGGCCCAAAGTCGGTCCACACGCCGGGGATCACCGTCGACTGGAGGCCATACATATAGTTCGCGCCGTTGGCCCCATTACCGACAGCCGTTCCGGCCGGATACGCCGGGCCCGCCCATGATGTCCGCAACGTGATCACATTGCCGACGATGGCATTATCCGCCCACAGGTCCGACGCACTGACGTTACGGGAATAGGTACCAGGCGCCCAGGCGAACCCGTTGCCATCGACGTAATTCCAGAAGATAATGCGCTTGTTATTGACGTTCGTTTGCGACCAGTTCGCCGAACTCGTGAGGGTAACCGTGAGATCGCCCGGATTGAGCGGAGCCGCCAGCGTGGTCCGCGTGTTGGCGATCTCCATGTAGTGGTATGGCTGGATCGACAACTTCTCCGCGTCAAACGGACTGATGAATGAGTAGGTTTTGCGCAGACCGTCCGGATTGACGATCTGCTTCGCCGCAAACGTCATGTCATAGGTTCGGGCCGGATCGCATGAAATGTATTCGTCGCACGCATAGGAGACATTCACGCCCTTGGTCGTGAATGCACCGGGCGCGCCGACCGGCCGATCGCTCTTGGTGAAATAGAATCCGCTGAAGTTGGTGAGGTCGCCGAGATAGCCGTTGCCATTGGTGACCAGGTTCCCACTGCGCGACAGCACCCATGCCTTCGTCGGATCGGAGACCGGCTTGGTGATATCCGACGTATTATCGACGCTGCCGAGACCGACCCAGGCCTTATTGATCGTCGCCCATTGCGTGTCGTAATCGGTCGCGGTTTTCTTCGTCAGCGCGTAGTAGATCGGCCCGCCGGGTGGCACTCCGCCGGAGGGACCGGTCGGACCGATGGGACCTTGTGCGCCAGTGGCACCCTGAGGACCCTCCGGGCCGGTGGCGCCCTGCGGTCCGGTGGGACCAGTTGCGCCGGCCGGACCTTCGGGACCGATATCACCTTTCGGCCCCTGCGGTCCCGGTAGCGGACTTTGCGCGTCCGCCTCCACGGTGATCGCCCGAACCTCGACATCGACGGTGAAGGCATGCGAGCCGGATTCAACCTCAACGATCGTCATCGGCGTACCAATTGTCGATAGCCGGCCACCGCTGCCGTCGGCGAATCGGTGACATCGGCGGTCACCGATACGGGGCCGCTGACGATCGTCACGACCTCGCCGGTCGGATAGGTCAACTGGAGATCCCACACACCTTTGAGCAGCGGCCAGGCCGTCCAGGAGTCGGCCGGCAGATCGACGTGCACAATATTCGGCGCCTCGATCGTGCAGACCAATTCCATGATGGCGGATCCGCCCGGATTGTCCCGAACCTCCGCTTTCGCCTGAACGCCGGTCAGGTCGGCCGGATCGGTCTTCCCCGGATCGGTCCAGAGCCGGAAGAGCCATGCGTAGCTATCGCCCCGGTAGAGCGCCAGCGCGTAGGTACCTGGCAGGGTCACCGGATCACCGCCTCCTCACGCGCTGGAACGACCAGGCCGGCCATGGGAGCCTCCTCACGCCGGGAGCGCCTCGCCGATCGGCAGAACGGCGCTCAGCCCGCCCCGCTGATCAGGTCATCGGGGTTCGACTGCGGGACGTCGACCTGGATCCGCGTCCGGTCGGCAGGCGACAACCCGAGACGACCGGCGAGATTGGTCATCACCAGGATTGCTTTCGAATACGAGTTATAGGGGCTGGATGCCCCAGGTGCGACAATCAATTGTCCGGTGGCCTGCTTGATAATCTCGATCCGGGCCAATCGAACAATGGTGACCGCTTCGCAGAACTCCGCCAACAAATGCAGGTCGGCCGGCGTGAACAATCGGGCTCGGGTCAGAATTGGGTGCAGGTAATCCCACGCCTCGCGAGCCGCCGGAGACAATGTGGCCGGGGCCTTTACGTCCTGCGCCGTGATGACCGGCTCTTTCGAATTACGGCGCCCAGGGTCATGTTTGAAGTCGCCGTGAAGTACCTTCAGTGCAGTCGGTTTCGGCGGTCGGCCCCGCACGCCGCCGGTACGTTCAGCCATTGTTGCCTCCGACTTCCGTTGCTATGGACCATTTCTCGGGAATGCCCATGCCCGATATCCCCGTTGCGCTATTTAGCGGATGGGCACGCGACCC